CACACGCGCACAGGCGTACGCAGCAAGCACTCGATAGGCGCGTAGCAAGAAGCACTCTAAACTTGGTCCCCCGACAGGACCCCAGTTTTCGGACGCCCACTCAACCGCAGACTGGCAGCCAAACGGGTTGCGGTGTATGTCAGCGCCCGCGTAGACGAGGTGGATAAAGAAGTCTAGCGCACCGTCATGTTCCTCTGTGACGCCATCAGACTCTAGGGCGAGCATAAACGGCGTGGCGTTATCAGAGTCGTGCGCATCGATCTCTGCACCTGCCTCGATCAGTCGCTCCAAGCACCACAACTCGCCCCCCGCACACACCGCGTGAAGGATAGTGTCTCCGTCGTCGTTGCGCTGGTGCACGTCCGCACCAGCCGCAAGTATAGCATCGAGTATCTCGTCGCGGTGATCGTACGCGTGACTTGTGATAACGTCGAATAACGGACGACCACCGTAGCGTGTAGGTTGTCGCAGGTTGACGCCAGCATCTAAAATAGCATGTACAATGTCCATCGTAACACAGGGCTCGCCGAGGACGGAAACTGCCCGGCGCCCGTTGCTGTCCGCCTCGTTGATGTCTCCTCCTGCCGCAAGTAGCGCGCGAACGCAGTCTACGTGGTAGTTGAATACAGCAGCGACGATGCCGCCCGGAACACACTTGGCACACGGCTGACTGGTGCCGGCGTCGCCGCAATGGCCATCACCATTGCTGCCCTGGGACGTTTTCATCGATCGACAACGGCAAGGGCACAGAGTTTGCGTTACCAGTACAACGGAGATAAAAACGGATGCGATTTACACGCTCGTTAGGGACCACCGGGTTGCGGTCCTAAACGCTGCTGCACGACGCCTCTGCGCCCAGTCACGGGAGTCGCCGTGTACGCACACGTCCAGTGGCGCGGCGTCGCCGCCGCATGCACTCGAAAATAGTCGCTTGCGTGATACAAAATCGCCCAACGCGCGTACCACGTGTTCCTTCAACACTAACACTGCAATCGCGTCAACCAGCAGAAAGTACCCACCCGTCGATGCGTCGTCGCGTCTCAGAACGCGCACCAGCGCGTCGTACGCATACGCACCAACAGCCACGTGTATGTGGGTTGCGATTTCTGTAACCTCTGACGTCCATCGCACATGCCACCTACAGGGGTACATGGTGCCCAGGCGGTCGATCCGTGCTCCAAACTCCAGCAACGTGAGTACGCACGCCACGTGTCGGTGGAGCATGGCCCTCATTAACGCAGTGACACCGCCGGCGTCCTCGACGTCCACCATCGCTCCATTTTCCAACAGAAGACGCATACACTCGCCTAGCCCCCGCGTAGCCGCCCCCATCAGCGCAGTGCTCCTGTTACGTGCCGTTGCGTTTACATCCGCTCCCCCTTTCAGCAAGAGGCGCATGTACGCGTCTGTAAGAGCAAACATTATCGCGGTACTCCCGTCGTCGCTCGTTGCGTTTACCGTAGCACCGTTATCTAGCAATATACGCACGCACGTTTCATAGTCTGTGACACGACTCGTTCCCTCGCATGCAACCATCAACGGAGTAAACCCCCCCTCGCATACTACGTTAACCCCCGCCCCGTGTTGTAACAGGCGGCGCACACACCTGGGCCGCCCGTGTTTGCAGGCTAGCCATAGTGCTGTCTTGCCGTGCAATGCGGGGGCATCGACTGTTGCTCCAGCCTCTAACAGCACGCGTAGACACTCGTCGCTCGAACTAGCCGCGCAAATTGGCCTCGTCCCATCGACGCATACGTCCACGTTCACACCGCGACTAACCAACATGCGTACGCACTCCCCGTGCCCAGAGCAACAGGCCCATAGCAGCGCGCGGGGGTCTACGCTAGCACCGGCCTCCAGTAGCACGCGAACGCACTCGTGGTGTCCAAAATAACAGGCTTCTGCCAACGCAGTTTTCCTCGTCGCTCGGGGGCACGGCTTGTTCACCAGTGCACCCCTATCGATCAGAAGACGTGCACACACGTGATGCCCTCCGCTGCAGGAAGCCCACAGCGCAGTCGTGCCGTGGGAATCCTCCGCGTTTGCAGATACTCCCTCGTTGATGAGTGCATTCACAACGTCGCAGGAGCCTGCTAGCGACGCGCTCACCAACAACTCGCCCCCATTGTCGTTGTCAATCACAGCCCCGGCTCCTAGGAGCAAATGTAAAATCTCAGCGCTCACCCCAGCGACCGGCTTCTGTGCGGTGCTCCCGATGCAGTTCACGTCGATCGTAACACACTGCGCGTCGCATGCAATGGCCAGTGCCCTACGTCCAACCTCGCCCGCTACGTCGACCACCTGTAATAGCAGGCGCACGCATGCCGCGCGTCGCCACGAACACGCGCACGTCAGAGCAGCAGCACTGTTGGCGTTGTCCACCCCGGCACCTAGAAGCAAACGTGCACATTCTAAGTGGCCCTTTGAACATGCAAGCGTCAAAGCAGTGATGCCGGTGCCACCGCCGATGCGATGGTTCAGATCGAGTACACCACATGCGCGCAGAAGTAAACTCACACACTCGTCGTACCCACAGCAGCAAGCAAACGTCAGTGCCGTCCACCGCGACGCAGTCTCTGCGTCCACCGCCGCCTTGGCACACAGTAACACGTGCACGCACTCGCTATGTCCCTTTGAACATGCGTGCATCAACGCAGTCCGTCCATGACGGTCTGTGGCGTTCACGCTCGCTCCTCCCCGTAGAAGCAAACGTGCACACTCCAGGTGACCCGCTGCGCATGCATAAATCAACGCGGTCCCGTCGTACACGCCGCACAGATCCGCGTCCACACCAGCCGCCGCCGCCAAAAGAAAACTCGTGCTGCGCTCACTTTGCCCGTCATGTGTCGCCACATTTGTGTTTGCTCCTGCCTGTAGGAGCAAAAGTACACAACCCACGTGTCCAGCCATCGACGCAAGTATCAGGCTTGTTGCACCGGTCTCGTCGTCTTGTAAATCCAGTGATGCACCAGCCGCTATCAGCAATCTCACACACTCGTCACGTTTGTACAAACAGGCGATCATCAAGCCAGTAAGACTGCTGACCCTTCCTCGCGCATCGACCGCTGCTCCAGCAGCCAAGAACGCGCGCAAACACGCGCCATGCCCGTAGTAACAGGGCGCCTGCAGGACCGGACAGTCTTGGTGACAGATCTCACCGCCAGCGAGTATCTGACCCTCGCCCACGTTAGAGACCAAACACGTGCGCCGCGGGCAACACGTGGCACACGTGTCTCTATCCATCTATCTCGGTCCTCCACACCAATACTGCGACGACACGTGGCAACAGGGGCGGCATGTGATTTATCGACACGTGGGTGATTTTTAGATCGATCGATCGACATTTCTTTCTGCCATCTGTGTGTTTCTTGCGTGTCGGGGATCCTGGTTGGCACGCACACAGAGTCATGAGTGATGATGACGCCGCCGCCGCCGCCGCCGCCGCCGCCGCCGTAGAAGAGTGTGCCATATGTGCCGAGGCACTGGTGCCAGGAAAAGACGCAGCGCCATTACACACCTTGCTGTGCAAACACGCGTTTCACCGAGCATGCATCACGCGCTGGATGCTCACCAAGACTGACTGTCCGTGCTGTCGCCGCGCCGTGACACAGGATGGATACGTTGCAGTCGTCAGTGCTGACGAACGTCGGCTCTTTGTGAAAGAATCAAAAGCGGTGATGCCATCGCTGTTTCGAGACAGCAGCAGCAGCAGCAGCAGCAGCAGCAGCAGCAGCAGCACGACAGCGACGTCTGACACGATGCAAGCGCTCTTGTCAGATCTGGGGGCGCTGGGTGTAGCCGACAACTTTGTGCGCATGTCGCGAGAGCAAAATGTTGGCGCCATGGCACACGTAGCCGAGACGTATCGCAGCGATGACGCCACAGACGCGGCCGTGCAAGTGATCGATCCACATAATATGCAACCCGCACTCGCCGTCGTAGCGCGCCACATGGCGTCCTGGACACCAGCGCAGGCTCGCGCCAACACCGCAGCACTCATGCGGATGCGCGCGCGCTTTGAACAAGCGTCGGGGCACGCTAGTGCGCTACGAGCGCGACAGTCACAGTCTCCCCGCACTGCGGCGGGTGTGTAAACCACCAAGCAATGTTATTCCACGATGACAATGTGGTTGCCGTCGCGACGCGCTGCGCCAATCTCGATGCAATGGCGCAACCCCTGATCATACTTGTTGCGCACGGCATCTGTGATGCGCCAGTTGGTGGTGCATGTGTCACATGTGCGCTGGTGTTGTTCAAAATCGTAAACCGTTCGAAAGCGCATTGGCAATGTCGCTTCAGAGTCGTCGCTCATGCGACAGTGTGCGAGAAACACGTGGAGCATGTGATGCGCAAACTCGGAGCACTCGCCGCCGCCGCCGCCGCCGCCGCCGCCGCCGTCGCCACCAGTAGTATCGTTGGTGCCCACAAACATTCCTTCCCAAAACCGCACCATGTCAGTGACAGTTGCAGTCGCACGCGAGACGTGTTCCTGCGCGGGCGGCTCGTCGTTTGTCGACGACATGGTCTCGCTCGTGTGTACGTGCTATGCTCTGTTGCACACAACAACCAACAGCCAAGAGTGACAGGCGACGGTGTTGAGCAACATCACTATTATAATAAATAGCCTATAAGATGTACCCGGTGCCACTGCCATGACAACTACCGACTGCGGTGTTGGTGTGATGTCGCGTCGTCGCGCTCTACGTGATGGCAGAAATTGTTGACGCGTGCAATACGGGCGTGCGTGAGAAGCGCCAGAGAGAAGACCACACGCACGATGACGATGACGCAGCAATCGAACCAGCCTCCACAAAGCCAAAGCGCCCGTGTACACAACAAACTGTAGACCCAGGCGGATCCCCCGCACTGTTGTTGTCGCTGTCGTCATCGTCGTCTCTGGTGTGGACACCCACTACCACCGCCGCCGCCGCCGCCGTCGCCGCCGATGGTGACAGTGGGAGCAGAGAGGGTGAAAGGGAGATAGGGACCACTCGTACTACTACTAATGCCCCTGCTGCAACGAGCGACGAAGACGGCGCAGAGTATGTCGCTGACGAAGAGTTGCGGCGGCGACGACAAGAGGATGAAACTGTTTCAAGGATCACGCTGCTACAGACTAGGTGGCGTCGTGTGACTGATGTTATAGCATCACACGACGGCGCGGCGGTGGCTACAGACTGTCAGCAAGCGGCAGTGCGGCGAGTGCATGATGTCATGCGCGAGGCAGTCAGCAGTACCGATGCACGGATGGCCGAGTTGGAGACAGAGTTTTCGATTGCCTACAATCGCTTGCGAGTCGAGCGCAGTGCATTTCTCCTTTTGGCGGCGACCGCAAATGTGTTGTTGCGTTGACAGGCGCTGTGTGTGTGTGTGTGTGTGTGTGCAGAGTGCAGGCATAAATACCCCCGCTAGCAGTAGCAGCAGAGCGACTCGCCTCGCTCGTAATCATGGCGTGCAACTTTTGCTTGACGGGCGATATCTCCTTTGAGGGCGACTTGTTCTTGGTGTCTGCCCTAAAAGTAAGTTTCTTGCGAGGATCGAGTATCCTGACGGCCGCATTTTGCGATCATCTACCCTGTCTTGACGCTCTGCTGCAAACGAAAGACATTGACGAGAAAGACACCTTGTCGGGAGAAACTGCACTGTGTAGATACTCTGTAACCCATTTAGTCAGATACGACGTTTTTTGCATGATGCTAAACGCCAGTGTCGATGTAACAGCACACACGGCTCGAGATGGCTCTACGTTACTCATGCGCGTTCTCTCTCGCGAGTGTCTTTACAATACCGACCTGATACATGACCTGATCGCCAGGGGTGTCGATATTACTGCTCGAAATCACGAGGGCGACACGGCTCTTCATTACGCCTGTCGTTGGTGCGTCGACGAGGCAATTGTCGCCACGATTACCCACGCAGGTGCCCCGCTCGACCAGGAAAATAGTTCGGGACGGACACCCGTTGGAGAAGTCCAATTAACTTACGCATACGCCCGGCGTACGCCAGACGTTTCCGGACCTATCGTCGCAGCACTCACGACGCTCTTGCAGGCAGGAGCACGTCCCGATCACTTTTACCCCGACCATCTACATCGCGTTCGGACCCACAACTTGCCCCGCTGCGAGGAGTATATCTCAGACCTGGATGCCGTGTTTCTTCACGCACACCACGCACTATCAGCCTACGCATGTGCCCGCGTTCTCATCGCTGGATCACGAAGGATTACAACACGCGGCATCGACCACAACATCAGCGCCGCCTCGGTGGTACTCTCAGACTATCGACTTGTTGCACACATATCGGCACTGTCACTGTCGCCGCCTTACACCACACTGTGGCGACGCAAAGTGCCAACTACTCTTGCGTTTGAGGCCATTGCTCGCCTGGCCATTACAGGGGCTGCGGGAGGTACGTGTGACACAAGGTCTACGTTTTGGCAGACACGTAGAAGCGTCATTATGCATCTCGTCAAGGACGCCGACGACTCTGTGATAAAATAAAATAGTCGTATGTGCTGCACGCGCGCGCGCGCGGTGCAACGACGACACGTGTGCCTTTATCGCACACAGCGTGACGCCACGCGTAGCGCACAGGATGGCAACTACGCCACGCGACACGCGTCTGGCGCTCCTAAATCACGTGTACGGTCGCACACTGGCACCAGGTGTACGAAAACGCGAGATTGACCCGGGCAAAACAACGCCACGCGAGTTACACCAGGTGTACGGCGACCTGTGGCCGTCGTTGTACGCGTCCGATTGGCAATGTCTGGGACAGAAACTGACTCGGGAGTGCCCTCGGTGTGACGACACCCATCGTGCCGCTAGCGTTGTCGCCACAGCAACACCCAGCAGTGGCGGGGGCACCGCGGCTCCACCGACGCACTCTGCGCAAGTCATCGCCGAGGCGGATCAACGACTGCGTGACACTGCGTTACTTTCACTGGGCAACGCCGTGTCGACCCTGCCGTCCATCGAGAACGTACGACAGAGGCTGGGGGAACAGGCAGCCGCCGACTACCGCGCGCTGCGCGAGGACTTGGAAACGTCCAGCCACGTGCCTATTGACACGAGCAACGAGCGTCGCATGGGTACGGCACATATCGCAGACATACTGGCGCTGTTGCCCATCGCCGCGATACGCGATCGAGAAGAGGCAATCGACGCGTACCTGAGTCACGTGGAGCAACGACGCAACGTCATTCGTAACCGAAAGCGCAGCCTGCGAGAGAACAACCGGCCCGTGGCGCGCGTCGCTAAGCGACTGTGTGTTTGGTTTCCGTACAAGACGGACGAGCATCGTTGGCTGGGCAACGAGCACACCGCAGTGGTCTTTTCGCGCTGGAAAGCGGGCATCGCATCGCTCAGGATCTTGCTAAAACGCTATCGGCGTCTAATCCAATACGTGCAGCGTCGAAGGTTCAGTATGAGAGCCGTCGAGGACGTAGAGAGAAACATTGCGACCATAGAGAGTTACGTCGCGACCCCAGCGCTGTTGCACGAAATTGTCGAAAGACGGGGCGGCGACGGCGACGGCGACGGCGACGACGACGACGACGACGACTCTGACTCTGACTCTGATTCAGACCCTGACATGGTGCAGCAGTAGCATGGGGATAAACTACATTCGCTCTTTTGATTTTTTACACTCCCCCGCCCGTCCGCCCGCGCACCAGCCTGTTGATCGGTCGGTACATGCACGCTCGGGGTCGCCGAGATGACGCGGACAATTGACCCACGAGCGCTTCACATTTACTATGATGATGACGGGGGCGACGGTGGCGTATTACGTCACCGAGACAGCCGTGTAGACGACAACAACTCGGGATGCTACGACGACGACGACGACGACGACGACATTGGCGACTCTTCTTCTTCTTGCCTGGTGATATCCCTGTCGGAAGCGTCACTGTCCACGTTTCCAACAGTTTGCACAGCCCCAGTGCTCCATGACGGCCCGTCACTGTCGTCGTCGACACTATCGACACCATCGACACCCGTGTTATCGTCGCGGCAGGAGCCCCCTGCTGTTGCTACAGGGATTGTGCCAGAGTCGTCGCTACCGTTACTCACAGACACTGTAACAGGCCCTCGCGGCAACGACGGCGACGACGGCGTAGTCCCGACTACCTCAGACGTTGCAACACGCGGGCGCCCCCTGTCAACAACGACGGCGGTGTGGTGTAGTGGGACAATGCGATTTCTAGTGCGGTGGGGAATCGACGTTGCGAGATGGCGCACGGACATCGATGCGCTTACTAGACTGGTACTTTGCAAGCGAGACATGGGCCCCCCGTGTAGGCGTGCACGAGACAAAGACTACCAGACTGCACGCAGTGTGAAGCGTCTTTTGGAACGAAAGGTTGGCTCAGCGCAGATGTTGCGCGATCCAATCCGCTGTACGCGTTAAACACACCCGGGAAATGGCCACACTTTGTACTATTTTTATGTACCCCCCGGTGTAGTGTTACGACGACGACTACGACGACGACGACGACGACGACGACGACGACGATGAGTGAAGTGAGCGTGTGCATCGTCACCTGGAATGTCGGTAACACTCAGCCAGACTCTCGCCAACTAGCGGCGCTCCTTTCCGACGAGGTGTGTCAATCCTGTTCCCTGATCGCGGTGGGCGTACAAGAGTGCTTCTATCGATGCGACGGGAGTAACGTACGAGACGCGTATGACGAAGACGATGAAATTGACCCGCAGCAACAACAGGCCGTCGGCGGGGAAGACGAGTCGTCGTTGTCGTCGTCGTCGTCGTCGTCGTCGTCGTCAGACGAA